AGAACGTTATTGGGCTGATCAAAATGTACGTTGGCCAAAAGGACATCCTGCAGAAGGTGAAGAAATTATTCTGCGTGACTATCAAGTAGAGTCAATTAACAACTTTTTAAAACATCCACAGAGCTTGCAACAGATTGCTACTGGTGCAGGTAAAACAATTACTACAGCAACACTTTCACATATAACTGAGCCGTATGGACGTAGTCTTATTATCGTGCCTAACAAGAGTCTTGTTACACAAACAGAGGAAGACTATATTAACTGCGGGCTCGATGCTGGGGTGTACTTCGGCGACAGAAAAGAGTTAGGTAAGACTCACACTATTTGCACTTGGCAGAGTTTGAATATACTCGACAAGAAGCACAAGGACGGAACAGCAGTATTATCATTAGCTGAGTTCTTAGATGGTGTAAGCACTATTATTGTCGACGAAGTACACCAGGCTAAAGCAGAAGTACTAAAGAATTTACTTACACGTAATTTAAAGAACGCTCCGATACGTTGGGGACTAACAGGCACTGTGCCAAGAGAGAAGTTTGAGTTTGAAAGTATTCACGCTAGTCTTGGTCCTGTAATTGGTCAAATTAGTGCTAAAGAATTACAAGACAAGGGTGTACTATCACAATGTCACGTTAACGTAGTACAATTATTAGATACACAATCACATTCAGATTATCAATCAGAATTAAAATATTTAACAACAAATCAGGCAAGATTAGAATACATAGGCAAATTATTAAGCACAGTAAAAGAATCAGGAAACACACTTATACTTGTAGATAGAATTAGTGCTGGGGAAATACTTCAAGAACTAATACCAGGTAGTGTGTTTGTAAAGGGCGATGTAAAATTAAAAGATCGCAAGGAAGCATATGATGAAATTAATGAAGGAACTAACCACGTGGTTATCGCAACATACGGAGTCGCGGCTGTTGGTATTAATATACCGCGTATTTTTAATCTTGTTCTGCTTGAGCCTGGCAAAAGTTTTGTCAGGGTAATTCAAAGTATTGGTAGAGGCGTTCGTAAGGCAAAAGACAAAGACTTTGTACAAATTTGGGATATCACATCATCGTGCAAATTTGCAAAGAGACATTTAACACAACGTAAAAAATTCTATAAGGAAGCACAGTATCCTTTCACTATAGAAAAAGTAGATTGGAACTAAAATATATGCAAATACTAACATTAGAAAACGAAACGTTTCCATTAAAACAAATACCAGAAGAACTTGAAGAAGAAGTTCGATTTGCGGTATTAGACAATAGTGATCCTAAAAATCCTGACTTCTTTTTTGTACCAATGATCTTTTTAGAATCATTTAGTGCGCCAGCAATGGTATTAGAAATTAATGGTCACGAAATTACAATGCCAGTTGATTGGCACATAGCTGTTGGAGACAGTACAAGTGGCAACGACTTAGAAGTACTACCTTTAACATCAATTAACGATAGGGGCTTTGAAGCATTTTTATTCAATCCTTTATCGAGTTATAAGTTTGACTTTGGAGACATTAAGATAACTAATTTTTATTCAGATGTAAAATGGTATTTTCCTAAAGTTAAAAACGGACAGCTACTTGGTGTTCCCCTTACTAAAGATCCAAAGTCGGTCTGTGCTTACTTTATTAAGGATATAAGTAGACAAAGCGAAGTAATAGATTATACAAACTTATTATAAGGAAATGGAGAATGACAATGAAAGCAGGTAAAATTTGGGGTCAAACGGAATTGATCCACGCTAACGGAGTATTAGAGTTTCACCGTATTGAATATAAAGGCGGCTACAAATGTAGCGAACACGAACATCAATTTAAATGGAACGGCTTTTATGTAGAGTCAGGAAAGATGCTTGTGCGTGTTTGGCAAGACGACCAAGGACTAGTTGATGAAACTATTCTTGAAGCAGGAGACTTTACACAAGTAAAGCCAGGCAAGATCCACCAGTTTGAAGGTATCGAAGACGGTGTAGCATTTGAGCTATATTGGGCAGAGTTTAATCACAACGATATTGTACGTAGAACAAGTGGAACAGCAATTGGCAAAACTAAAACCAAATGAAGCATTGATATACGAGCGTAACGATGGTGTTGTCTACGCTCGTTATCAAAACAGGCCCGAGATACCTCGCTGGATTATAGGCGGAGACCCGGCAGGAGTTGCTAGAGCTCAAGGAGACTTAATAAGTTATGCCGAGTGGCAAGAATTATGTGAGTTGTCAGAAGAATATCCAACACTAAAAAAACTATTAGATACCTTAGTAACAACTTATTATACAATTAAGGAACACAAATGAAATACAGTGAATGGGATATAGGAGGCGATGTAGTTAAAAATGACAATCGTTATATTGTTAAAGATAATACTATGTTAAAAAATTTAGTTGTAAGCAGTACAATGTTATCAGCTCATAAAAGTACAACAGGACATAGACACGCTGGACAAGAAGAAGTGTATATGTTTGTTAAAGGTAGTGGACAAATGGAACTTGATCATAAAATATTCGATGTTACAGCAGGCGACACTGTACTAATTGAAGACAACGTATTCCACAAAGTACATAATAATACAGACTTTGGATTAAAATTTATTTGCGTATTTGACGGAGGAAGAAAACAATGAGAATTATAGCAGGCCCTTGCCAACACGAATCATTAGCACACAGTGCAGAGATTGCTAAAGAATGTAAACGTGTATGCGACAAGTACGGTATTGAATATATATTTAAAGCAAGTTTTGATAAAGCAAATCGTAGTAGTATGCAGGGTAAGCGTGGTGTTGGACTAGAAGCAACTCTGACAGACTTTCTTGCTCTTAAAGTACAGTATGGTGTAAAGACATTAACTGATGTACATTCTGTAGAACAAATAAAATATATAGAAGCACAATTTAAAAATGCAGTTGATGTCTATCAGATACCTGCATTCTTATGTAGACAAACTGACCTTATACAAGAAGCGTGTCGTACAGATAAAATTGTTAATATTAAGAAAGGTCAGTTTATGGCGCCTTGGGATATGAAAGGTGTGCTAAGTAAATGTGAAGGCGCAAAAGACGTCTGGATAACAGAGAGAGGAACAAGTTTTGGCTATAACACTCTTGTCGTTGATTATACTGGTATTATGTATATGCTCGACAATTATGAACATCCTATTGTTTTCGATTGTACGCACTCTGCACAAAAACCCGGCGGACAAGGGGATAGTTCAGGCGGCAATCGTGATTACGTGCCTGGGTTGGCTCGTAGCGGGTCTGCTCTTGGGGTACGGGACTTTTTCTTGGAAGTCCATCCAGATCCTGATGTAGCACCCAGTGACGGACCTAATATGCTACGTTTAGAGGATTTTGAACAAGTAGTAGAAGATATTATAGCATATTCGTATACACCTAAAGAAAAAGTTCCTCTTGATAGAAACTATACAGGTTTTAGATATCAGGAGTGCTAAATGAAAACTGCAATACTCATACCCGCTAGATATGGTAGTACACGCTACCCTGGAAAGCCTCTAGCTATGCTGAACGGTGTTCCTATGATAAAACGTGTGTATGACGCTTGTGTTGCGTCTAAGAAGCCAACATATGTGCTTACTGATGATCAAAACATATACAATGTAATAGGTGCAGATTGTCTATTAGATCACAGCGAATACGAAAACGGAACCGAACGATGTGCAGGCGCTATTGCTAAGTTTAACATATTAGATGAGTACGAACAGTTTATAAATGTACAAGGCGATATGCCGGACGTAACAGATGAGATGATTCTAACGGCTACTGGATGGCTAAAATACTATCCTGTCAGTACATTGTTTACGCATATGCCTAAAGAAAAACAGGCAGACCCTAATACAGTAAAGATGGTACGTGCCGGCGATCAAGCTCTATGGTTTGGTAGAGGTATGACTGGGTACGGAGATTGGCATTTAGGTGTATACGGATATAAACGGAATTCTTTAGAAATGTACAAAACTCTTAAAGTAACTGTAGAAGAAGAAACGGAAAAATTAGAACAACTTAGATGGCTCAAAAATGGTTGGCAAATAGGTTGTTCGAGTGTACAATATAATGGAGTAGAGATAAATTCACCAGAGGATGTAGACGAATGGCATACCAAGAATTTCCAGTAAAAGATGTACTAGCGTGTATTGACAGCAACGCTAAATCTGTTTGGAAAGAATTAACTGACGAACAAAAGAAGTGTGTTAACTTTTGGTTGCTTAACAGATACGCAAGTAGTGTACAAGGATCAAGAGATGCACAAGAACTTGCTATTGTACTTACTAACGAATACTATAACAAGAACTGGAATGTGTTAGGTACAAGACATCCTCAATTACAATGGCAGTTGCTATGCTCAACACATAATGCATCTGCTGCGATTAGAAAACATCAATGGATTGGATTTAAAAAGAAAAAAGGCAACAACAATGCTATAAAACTTTTACAAAAAATACATCCTAATATGAAACAAGACGAGGT